CTGCGAAGCCCAGCGTCTTGATTCAACGTGTTAACGTTGGATCCCTATCGCCAACACCATACGAGAACGCTCGCATGACGTTTGGTGTACACACCGACTGAAAAGGGATTGCCTTTCGGCAAACCCTGGCATGAGCTCTCTAGCTCATTACTAGACCTAGGACATGGGGTGTCTGACGTGGCTTCTGCGAAATAACGCAAAAGCATACGCCATCCACTCATTGTCTTACGTGTAGGTCTCGTTTGCACGTCTAAAACATAACGTTCGACCAACTGTAGGTCTGCGTTATATCTTGTACGTGGTTTACGGGAGCCTTCAGGAACCTCATACAGAGAAGGGGCGAATAAATCCGCTCTTTTCTCAGGAATAATTCGATAAATACGAATTAGTTCCTCGACTATTACGTCGTACGTATGATGGTATCCGCGTTCGTACATTGAGTTAGCATAGCTAATCCAAGATACGTACGCATCGGGGTTTGGAGTAGACGACCAAAGAGTCCGAAAACGGACTGGTGTGACATCTTTGCCTTTGTAGGCATCGAGGCCACATGATTCTCTAAAGAATCCATGGTAACAACTCTTGTCTCGGTTTATTGCTAAACCAAAAGACTCGAGTAGAATCATTGCATTCTCGGCTTGCGCCGTGGGTACAATGACGTCATCTCCGTACACATATACTCTCTTTCGAGAGTACGCATCTGTCAAGCCTGCAGTGAGGATGGCCCATATAGTAAGCGCCAATACGGGAAAGCATAAAGCTGACCCCATTGGTGCAAACTTGTTGAGACATATAACCTCACCGTTTGGCATGATTGTCGATAGTGACCTACTAGCCAGGAGATACTCTAAAAGAGGCTCCGGGAATAGTAAGCGAACCAAACCAACAGTAATACGATCACTAGCATCTTTAAGATCTAGTGTAGCGTATTTACCGGACGAGGAGCCCGCAAGGGCCCCCATCCGATTTGGCTGCTGATCTGTGAACCGAACGTTTTCCCTTGTTAGGGAATGACGTTCGACATGTTTCACTATAGCGCGACCTAAACCTTGTTGTATCCATTGGAAAACCAATGGTTCACAAGATATAAGTCGTGGTCCGCGTGAGTCCTTAGGTACGAGTATAACTCGTGCTGAGTCCTCACGATTAAGTAGAGAATTAATCTCTGCTTGATTATCGCAGACATGTCCTAGAGAAGCATAGAAATATGCGTCAATAGGATACATCGTAGATAAACGATCCGGAATACATGTCCAATCATACTTGTTCCAAAGTCGTTCCCTTGTGGAAACGGCTCCGGGACCGTGTGAAGGATGTATATTCTTAGGATCGAAACTAGCGAACACTCTTGCGAGTAGTCGTCTAGCTTTTCGGATAACTCCTCGATAGTATACGGGTTTAAAACTCGTATACCCTTGAGGATTACAGTCGATGGCTTCAGCAATGGTGCCGAAAACATCGTTGAAACATGAGATTTCAGACTCAACCTTTCGGAAAGAGTCTAAAACCTTCTGTTCTTCGTCTATCGAGTAAGGAAGTTTGTATTTGTAAAACAAATACAATAACTGCCTTAACTTGATGATGCTTGCCACACAGGGTACTGGAAGTAACCTGCCGTCGTTAGAGAATATACGATTGAAGAGTTCACCCATGAAAATGGGCAACTCACTATTCCTTTGGGTTTTGAAGCCTAAAGGTTTAGAGTTCATCGTACATACTCCGGTAAGAGCACGATCAAGTGCCTTACCAAGACGCGGTAATGTCTTCGTTAAAAAAGACATTCCTTCCCGAGTGTACCGGCTCACGATCTTCTCAGTCGTGAGTCTGCATGCTCGTGGTGTGAATACTTCACTATGTGACGTTTGAATGTCACGTAGCAAAGCAGCGACGATAGTTATAACTACGTCTTGGCTCTTAATGGGTACCATATGGTATTCCTCCAAGAGCATGTCAACGCTACGTGATACCTAACTACGACCGACGACGCTTGTTCAGACTATTATAGTCTGAACGAGCGTAATGTTGTCGAATGCGAGTCTTGAGAAGTGCTGCCATAAAAGGCAGAATCTCACGACAGCAATCTACAATTGTCGGCAGTAAACACAGTAGGAATGCGATAAGTTTCTCTTTCATTGCATCTTTGCGGATGCAACGAGGATAGACCTATCGCACCCTATTATGTTTAAGGAATAACCACTCTAAAAGGCGGTCGCGTTAGAGCGAACCGTTGATGAGTGACTCCGCACCGTAGCCAGTGCCGTCATACAGAATTGTAGTCGAAGCCCCGCGAGAAGCGAGGAACGACATCAACTCTGCCATGACAGCAGTAACTTCGGTGTACGCGGAGATATCCCCTACGGGGATATCTACGGTAGTGGAAACCACGATGTTGCGAGTCGTACCGGATCCTCCAGCAAGTGATTTGCTGAAAGATACGTTCGATCTGCGACGTCGGTCTAACCCAGCACCAATTTCTTGGTGCTGCACCGTTAAACGGTGGGGAAGGTTAGGAGCTTCGTCTTCTGAGACGAAGATCAGTTTCCTGTCGGTGGAGGACAAACGGCTGAATTCAACTTCAGTCCCTGTTGCGTCCTTTATTTCGTTCGTATTTAGCGTTGTTGGTAACATGCTTACACTGGCATTAACCCGCCAGTAGGGCTAGATTGGGTTTACACTCGCGTAATTGCTAGTGCAGCACCCAGGCTGAATTCTTTCGGACTCAGCCCGCTTAGTCTTAAAGCTAAGCTAATATCCCCAGGATAACCGGCGACACGTATATACGCGTCTTCGGTCTTCGTGAGGCATGGAACCATAGAGCTACTCGGTCCGGGAGGATTTTGAGTATTATACCTGTAATTACAGGATAACACCGTAGTCCTCGCAGTCGAGAAGCTCCACAGGTAGTCATGTATGCTAGTTATTGGTTCGAGCGCGCGTCCATCCAGATTGTTTTTTAACCACTGGCTAATACCAGTAGTCCAATCTGCGATAAACGACCAGGGGATTGCGTTCCATATGATTGACGGTCTAATACCGCCGAGTCCTAAGGAATCCAATCGTCCTAGTAACGTTGCGTTCGCACGATCATATGCTGTTAACCGATAGGAAAACAGCATTTGCGCTCTGAACATAGGTCGTTTCGTATACGTGATATCTCTCTGCCACTGAATATCTTCACACATCGCACCAGCGTGTGTGGAAATCTCAGTTTCGGAGGAGTCATGATACGAATCGGTTAAGGATTTCGCGTAACGCGCAACCCTTAGACGACCCTCGTTAACAAGGAGATTCTGAATCTGCTTGTCAACGTTCTGACTAACGTTAAAAACGTTAGTTATGTCAGACAATAAGGGAAGGATGTTAAACTGCGTTTGCAGATAAGCATCCGACCCACCCTTCGCAATAGGTTTAACTAAGTCACGAAGGACACGGTTTCCCGTGTTCTTCCCGATTTTAGTTAACTTAGAGAAGACGTTAAACGCTTCTTTAAGCTTACCTATCGAGCGCGATAAGGACTTAAAGTCCTTGAGCTCAATTATCGTGTTGAGAAGCGATAATTGAGGTTTAATCTGAGGCTGCATGTCTATAATAGACTGCTTCACCAGATCCCAGACGTTATCAGGATAAGATACCGATCTTACTCCTAACTGTTCTGGCGTGCTTAACTGTATAACCCCGTTATCGGGGTCTACAATATTGAAGGGCAGAGTTCCGTCAATAAACCCAGGATCATCTAAGATCCTAGTGCTCCAGGACCATCTCGGTGACATCGTGACCTTATTGGTCGACGTTATTATCGATATGGTTGGTCTGTGTTTCAAGCGTGCAATTTTTAAATGATTGCACCCCTTCCACTTGAGCCATCGGCTTCCTTTAATAAGATATTTCTTATTATTGGTGTACAAGTACTCTTCTTTGGATCTATAAGATCCGGAATTGAACGTGTACGGAGTCTTATTTGTCGTTCCTGTTGGTACAGGGATTACGAAATGAGACTCAGCCGGCGCAACAATTATTGTCGGTTCTGCTAGCATACAATAGGAATGTGAAGTATTTTCACTGAGGTGATGAGCCAACAGGGC